GGCTTCCGAAAGATCGGAGGCCCCGGAGACTGACTCCTTAACGAACTGAACCAGTTTGGCGGTGGCGAAGGCGGTGGCGATTGTGCCCGCCATCTGGTTCATGGCGGTCGATGTTTCCCGCCCTGTCTTTTTCGCCTGCTGTCCGAGGTCTTTCAGCGACTTTTCGGCCTTATCGGTGGCAGTAGTCAAACCCGAAGAGTCGGCTGTAATGATCGCCCGGATTTTCCCGATGATGGTATCCGCCATCGCCTACTTCTTTCGTTTAGACCTCTGTTGTGCCACTTGCCGTTGGTGATCCCTCTCGCTCGCCTCAATCTTGTAAAGAGCCATCCATTCGGACAGTTCCCTACTGGACATCCGTTCCTCGAGTTCGCCGACGGTCATCCCGAGTTCACGGGCCAGACCAAAGACGAACCGTCGTTCAGGGTGTGTTACGCCATTTCTGTCGGGGTATCCAAGGAGGATTTTCCCAACTCGTCGGAGGCCCCCTTCATCACCGCCGAAACATTTAGGCAGGCGGTAGCGAGCCGGTCGATAGGCGCAAACGCCGAATGGTCGAACAGCCAGTCCATGTCCTCATCCGAGAACACATTGTCGCCAGTCTCCGGGTCGAAACAGCATGAGCCAAGGAGAAAGGCCCACATCTGTTCCTGCTTTGCGCCGACCTCGACGGTCTCGTTGTTCAGCAACGTCTGAAGAGCGGCACGCTGGCGGGCCGACATCGAACGCACTTCCACCTTCACGTCCCACTCGGGGATGTTCACGATTTCCGTGTGAAGGTTCTGCGCCTGTCGAATCTTGTCTTTGATGGACACTAGGTCACTCCTTTAGGTTTAGTAGGTGCCGCGAGTTACGTTGCCGGTCACCTGGAGGTCAAGCGTGAAGGTTACTACATCGCCGACCGGGTTGGAGATGCTGTAGTTGGTCACGATTGCCTCACCCGTGTACTTGACGTTGGTGGAGGTTGAACCGGCGGGGCCGTAGATGAAGGAGCGGGAAGCGGGCTCCGCACCGCCCATGATGTAGCCATCAACGGTTGCGTCCCAAATGCCGGAGCAGGAAATGGTGGCATCCTTCAGGCCGACGATGTACGACTTGGAGGTGGCACCGAAAGCGGTCGTTTCCGCCGTTTCGATGGTCTCCGGGAAGTCGATGCTGGTGAGAACGTCGCTGAGGTTGCGACTGACTCCGCCCGTGTCGTCAAGGGCGAAATCGGTGGACTTACCGTGAACAAAGGTGGGCATTTCAGTTTCTCCTTTTTAGAACCTTGCGAACCCGATGTGGAATGTGATTGCTCCCGAACTTCCTGCGGTTGATGCGGTTGCTCTGAGATAGCGGGCGACCGTTCCGGTCACGATCTTCTGTTCGGTCGTTGCGGTAGATGCTCCGACCGCTGTAAACGTGATGAGGTCGGCCCAACTGCTGTTGTCTGCCGACTCTTGAATCTTGATGGTGGTGGTTCCGCCCGCAATCGTATTGGCGGTGACATGGAGGTTTGCCACGCCACCGTTCGAGGTGGAAGCCCCATTATCGACGCTTGCCAGGTTGCCGAGGCTTCCGAAAGCGATTGATGCGTTTGCGGTCAGCGACTTGCCGGAACGGAGGCCGTAGGTCAGGTTCGTGGTCGCATCCGTCGAAGCGTTAAAGTCAGCGGTGATCGTTACGATGTCACCAACCGGGCTAGACAGGGCGTAGTTCGTCTCGTGAGCCTTTGCGACGATGGCAGGCTTGCCAATCGCCCCGGCTTCGAGGATGACCGTGACGAGTGGGGTTGTGGCCGAACCGAGGATCGCCTGAAGTTCCTCGTCGGAACCGTCTACGTCCTGCGAGAACATCCCGGAGAGGCTGAGAGTCGCATCGTGAAGCCCCGGGATGTACGACTTGGATGTTGAGCCGAACGAGGTCGTTTCAGCGGTGTCGATGGTCTGAGCAACGTCCAGACTGTTGAAGTAGGCCGAAAGGTCGAATTCGTCGATCAGAACCTTACTGCCCTTACCGTGAATGAACGTGGGCATTACTCAGTCACCTCGGTTTCGGTCTCATTGGCCTCTGTGGGGGCCTCTGCCGGGCTCTCTTCGGTCGCCGGGGCTTCCGGGGCGGGCTCCGGCTCTGCGGGCACCTTGAACGTCTTGCCGTCGGCGGTTTCGAGGTAGCCGAGTTCGACAAGCCAGTTGGCTTTCGAGCCGGTGATGTCCACGATGTCGCCGGGTTCGTAACGACGACCGGCGATTTCTACGCCAGCCTGTCCGTCTTTTCCGCCAGTCACCTTGAACCGCATACGATCCTTCCAATACTAGAGCAGGACCACGAAGGCTACTGACGGCCACGAGGACACCTGCTTGGCGACTAGCGCACAACTGCCAGTCAGTTTATCGGTTGGTGAAGCCCCACGTTGTACCACCATTTCCAGATTTATTCGGGAATATTGGCGATATGGCTTGACAAAGGGCTTTGTATCCCATAAGATTAGAGCATGACACAGACACCGACCACCGCCCAAGTCCCCCGGCATCTCTGGACCCGCACCTTTCGGAGACTCGCCGGAATCCAATACCACGAACTGAGCCACGAACAGCGCATCGCCCTGTTCGCCCGATACGAGGCCGTCCACAACGCCCGGAGAGGAACACGATGACACCGACCACAACCGACCGGGGCATCGCCCTGCCAATCTGGAAACTCCAAGTGGGCGACCTGGTTTGGCACCGGGGCCAATACCGCCCTATCACCGCCATCAACGGCCCCACGATCCGAATGGGGCGTTACGCCATCCGCCCCGGTTTCCACACAATGGAGGTGCTGAAGTGACCACAACAGCAATAAAAGCCCCGCCCGAAGTGGCATGGGCGAACGCCTGCCAGAAAGCCAGCGAAGCCTGGATCAAAGCCCAACCGACCCCGATAGTTGTCTACAGCACCAAAGGGCTGTTCGATGACACCCCGGACCTTGAACAGCCGGTGTACCGCTACTCTGAAGGGGTCTGCGGTTTCGGGTGGATCATCGTCCGAGATGGCCGAAGCAGTTTCGCCCGGTGGCTGAAGGCACGGAACATCGGAACACAGTCCGGCTATTACGGCGGGCGAATGGTCTCGTCCTCCGATTTGGTGCCTGAGGACCGGGCAAGCCAGTCCTATGAGCGGAAATGCCAGGCAGTTTGGGCCGCCGCCGAAGCCCTCCGGGAAGCCGGAATCAACGTCGAAACCGTCACGAGATTGGACTGAGATGACCGAAACAGCACACCCCTTCCAGACCGGGGATTTCGTCAAAGAGACTCTGGTTACGGACACCGTGGTTTGGGAGGTAGTCGGAATGACCACTAAGACGGTCACGCTCCGAAGGACCGCCAGGGTCCCGAACGTGATGAGACACCCTTACGTCATGGCCGTCGATTTCGCCGTCGAGCCCGACCCAACCGCCGAACAGGTCGTCCGCAAAGTGCGGAAAGATGGAACCGTGAGGCTTGCGTCGTGGGCCCGCCCACTCCGCCCATCTCATAAGACGACATTCGGCCAGGGCGAATACCACTACGAATCGGTGGACTACTCCTACCCGTGACCGGCCCGGAGAGGGACCTATTCTGCCCTCTGAGAGCCTAAAGCCAACATCCGTCGCCTGTAGTCGATATAATCAGATAGGAAGCCTTAGGGCCGTCTGAGAGCGAGGACCAATGGTTACACCGATTACTGAACGGCTCCGGGCGAAACATCTCGTCGCTATCGGCAACGGGGTCCCGGAACTGTGCGAAGAGGCGGCCCGTCTCATAGAGAAACTGGCTTCCGATGTCACCCTTTACAAGCAGGCTTCGGAATATCTCGCCGGTCCCGGCCAATCAGCCGACTGGACTCACGACACTTAGGGCGCATCCGGCGAACGGTTCTCACTTTTACAACGTGGGCATTTAATAACCCACGGCGAAGTGACCATTTCGGCCAGTAGTTTCCCGCATCCGGCGCAACGGACGTGAAGCCTCGTGTTCCGCTGGACTTCCGGTTTGCCTCTCAGTTCGGCATAGGGGTCAAGGTTCATGTTTCTTTCTGGACCCTAAAGTTCTGTGCGAACACCACCCGGTCCTGAGCGTCCCGTTCAAGCGGGAATGGCGATTGAACTGCTGAGACTCGGAGATAACGGTCGCCGGTCAGGTTCTCGTTAAGGATCGCTTCGAGGTAGCCCCAAATGGTGGTGGCGGTGCTTTGAGCGGTGGCGTATCCCGAGGCCCGGACAAGGACTTGAAGGCGGGGCTCTTCGATAGGGGGCATCGCATCGCCGCCCATCGTTTTCATCGGTTCCTCTCCGCCGTACTGGTACACCGCAACACAAACGTCTGGTGAGTCAGGGAGCCGTCCGATGAACAGGTTTGTGCCGAGCGTAAAGGTGGTCGAGTTGCTGTCGATCACCGCCGCAATATCTTCAAGGAGTGCCATCATTTACCGCCAGAGGTGAGTGCCCGATAATGGGCCCGGATTCGAGCGGTCAGTTTCTCCGGCCAACGGGAAACCTCTTCCAGAAACGCCGTCTCCAAATACTTTGGTCCTCGCCCGGTGCCAGGTTCGACGGTGCCGGTGCCGGAACGGCGACCAACCTTGCTCTTGTTCGGAGGTTTCGGCGGATGGAAAAAGTCGAGACGTTCGTGCTGAACGATGGCGTAGGGGGCGGCGGTTCCGCCGTAAGAGATGCTGGCTCCGAGGGTACGGGGCGACCATTCGATCTTCTGCGATGAGCGAAGGTTTCCGGTATCGACCGGGACTAACTGGTTCGCTCGTTTGCCGATTTGGGTAACGGCGGCATAGAAAGCCTGGTTTGTGGCCTGTTCGATCAGTTGATCGTTTGCCCGGAGAGCGGCGACTACCTCAGGGATGCCGTCGAATCGGATGTTTGCGGAACCTTTAGCCATGTCATCGCCCGCAACTGAG